GACCAACAAGACGCTGACGAGCCCGACGCTTACGACGCCGATCTCGGCGACCCTCACCGCCCCCGCCTCGACCGACCTGACGCTCGCGGGCGGCAGCAGCGGCGCGAGTCTGGTGCTGGGTCAGGGGACGACGGCGGGCGGACTCACGCTCACGCCCACAGGGACCGCCAGCCTCATCGTTAATCTATCGGGCAGCGGGTCACTGGCCAACTCGACATGGAACTCAGGCGGCGCGGCGGGGGTGGGTTTTGACTTTAAGCGCACGACCGCAACGGCTACGGCTGGAGGCAGTCTTGCGTCGCTCAACGCCTACAACGGCGCAACCCGCGCAGCGATATTTGAGTTCAACGGCGACAGCGCGACCGATTCGGGCCGTTTCGATTTTTGGGTGAAACCCACGGGCGGTGGGCTGACTCAGGCGATGATCCTCAAGTCCACCGGCAACCTCCTTATCGGCACCACCAGCGAAACCGGCCTCACCGGAGCAGGTGGACTCAAGATTAACTCCTCCACCGCAGGCTCCGCAGGCGCAGGCGCGCTAGTGGTCACGGGTGGGCTATCGGCGGGCGGGGCGAGCTATTTCGGCGGGGCGGTGACGGTGGCGGGCACGGTGACGGCGCAAGGAACCGGCTCCCATATTTTCGGCACGACCAACACCGTGACGATGGCGGCGGGGCAGCTCACCACCACGTCAAACATCAAGAACCCGTATCTGACGCTCACCTCCAACTCTCTGGAGGAATACGCCACCAACACGACGACTGAGGTGGCCGTTTCATATGCTGGCTACAACGGAGGCACTACGCAGTTTCGAGACTTCAAAGTTTACGACGGCAAAAATGCTAATGTTTTAACGATCACGGGAAGCACGAAAGCCGCCACCTTCGCGGGCGCGGGGACGTTTGGGGGCCGCATCGGAATCAATGGCGCAGCCGCAAACTTCGCGGGCGTAAGCCTCAGCGGTATCATGCCGAATATTGGTGGGGACACAAACGGAGTTGGCTACTACTCGGCGGGCACTTTCCCCGCATCATTTACGGTAGGCGCGCACTCGTTTTACTCAGCCCCGGCAAGCACCGCCTCAGCCTATACGGTTACGAATATGTCCGGCTTCTACGCCGGGGCACCGACGAAGGGCGCAGGCTCGACGATCACGAATCTCTATGGCGTCTACGTCGAAGCACTCACTCAAGGGACAAATAATTATGCGTTCCGAAGCGTAGGAGGGGGACTTGTTTCGATTGGAGACACCACCGCCTCCACCGGAGTCGGCACCGGAGCGTTGCAAGTGGCAGGCGGCATCTACGCGGGGGCGGCGTCGGTGTTTGGGTCAACCGCCACCTTCGCGGGCGCGGTGAGCGCTCCCTCGCTCACGCTCTCGACCACACCGCTTGCATTTGCGAGCGGCGGCACGGGCGCGGCTAGCTCGGGGCAGGCGCTCGCGAAACTCACGAACATCGCGACGACGGTGACGAGCGGGACAACCGTCGTGCTCACAAACACCTCCGCGAACTATCAAGTGTTCACGGGTAGCACCGTGCAGACAGTGCAACTTCCAGTCACGTCCACGCTGGAGACGGGCTGGTCGTTCTCGATCTGCAACAATAGCAGCGCGGTAATTAACATCCAAACGAGCGCGGGCACCGCTCTCTATTCTAACGTGCCTATCGGCACAACGGCGGCGGTAAGGTGCATCGCGACTGGCGGCACAGGCGTTGGCGACTGGGAGGCGAATCTCACCGAATTTTCAACTAATTCCGGAACCGGATCGGTGGTGTTGAACGGCAACCCGTCGCTCACGGCATTCACCTGCACCGGCAACGCGACAATTCAGGGCAACGCAAATTTTACAGGCGCGGTGGGATCAACGCACATCATCGGCAGCAGCCTCGTCGGCGGGACGGTGACCATCGGCGGCACAGGCACGACGGGTGCGATTACCCTCGGGCAGTCGACTGCGACGCACACGCTCAGTATCGACGCGGGCGCAACGGCGAGCGGCTCCACCAAAACACTGAACATTGGCACGGGCGGTGCGGCGGGCAGCACGACGGCGATCGCGATCGGCAGCACGGATGGCACGAGCACGACGACGATCAACGGCGCACTCAAGCTCGGCAACGCCTACGTCGTTGGGGCTGTTGTCGGAACTGGCACCATAACTATTCAAGATTCTACGGGCACCACTTACAGGATTCCCGTTCTCGTTTAATCTCACACACCCATGACCATCCCAATCGCACCATACACAATGGGCTCTCCCGCGAGCCCGAAAATCGGAACTCAGTTTGAGGTCCGTTACATCCAATACACCGGCGTCACCGCCGTGGCCGACTGCCATCTGCTCGACGCGGAGGGCGTGGAAATCATGGCCGTGGGCCTCGTGCCTGCGACGGCAGAACAATGCGCAACGTGGACGGATGACGCTGCGTTTGCCGCTGTGTTGGCCGTGAACGCTGGGTTTGAGCTTGTATCCAAATAATAATTACCATGACCAAAGACGAACACAAATCCGCGATCGTGCAGCAGCTCCAACAGCAGAGCCTAAACCTGCTGGTGGACTCCCTCGCGGCTGCGCTGGCGGAGATCGAAACGCTCAAGGCCGCTGCCGCTGACAAGCCGACGTCGTGAACCTCAACCGCTCTCTCCTCCTCGCAGTGCTCGCGCTCGGCCTCGTGGTCGTGCTGGGGCTTGCGTTGAGGAGTGAGCGAGTATTGCTAGCTGGACTGCCAACGCGGGTTGTAGTGGCCTCAGAGGCTGAAGCTTGGACTCTGGCAGGCCCATCTGCCGTAGTCGTCCTTGGGACTGGCTCGATGGCACCGTACATCCCTGCCGCGCCCGCTGGGGCTGACCCGCTGAGAACGGTGTCTGCTCTGGTTGTGCTCGTCCCAGGTGCAAGCTACACCGACATCAAGGCCGGCACGCTCTGCATCTATGTCCCAGTCTGGGCTGGCCGCAACGTGATGCACCAAGCCGCGCAGATCGACGCTGGCGGCTGGATCATGACGGGGCTGGGCAACAAGGAGTACGAAAACAAGGAGCGAGTGACGGCGGCTAACTTTGTGGGCATTGTTTCCAGAACTTACATCTGGCCCTAGGATATGGACGCGCTCGAAATCTTAGTCAAAGGCTGGCCGATTTTTCTCGGCATGATTACCCTAATTATCGTGCTCTCAAAGCTCGACCTGCGCGTGGCAGTTCTTGAGGAGAAAATCAAAGCTCTGTTCGATATGTTTAATAAAAAATGAACATCCTCGATTTGCTTGGCAACGCTCTCGGTGGTGGTGCGCTCGGTGTGATTCTGAGAATAGGAAATGGCTTCTTCGAGGAGTTTAAGGCCGGACGCGACCACGCGCGGAAGCTCGAAGAGGCCAAGACGATGGCGACGATCGCAGCCGACGCCGCAGCGTGGGCAGCGTTCACGGCTAGCCAGCAGGCCGCGACCGTGCCGAGCAACGTCGCGCCGTGGTGTGCAAACGTCATCACGCTGTTTCGGCCCTTCATCACGATCACGCTCGTCGGTGTCGCGACGGTGGTTTACTTCCACTCGGCAGGACCGGAGCGCGCGCCGATGGTGGAACAGATTAATTTCGCCGCGTTCAACTGCGTCGGCTGGTGGTTCGGCGACCGCATGGCGCGAAAATCAAAATGAATACCGACAACATCCGAGCCGTTCTCACCGCCGCAACGCCTGCCGCTGCAATGGTGAGCCTATCGCAGGTCAACGAGGTCGCCGCGCTCGTCGGCACGCTCCTTGGCATCGCGTTTCTGCTCTGGCGGTGGCGGCGCGAGGCAAAGAAGGAGGATTGATTTTGACGGGCATCGCATAGGCGATGGAACCCGTCATCACATTCGCAGCCTCCGCAGGCGTCATCGACGCGCAGACCGGAATCATTCGCGGCGTCTCGCTTATCACCAAGGGACCGGCGCTCGGTCACGGCGTGATGATCGACGACAAGACGCTGGAGCAGGTCAAGGCCGCTGCCGAGCAATACGCTGGCGGGCTCAAGGTGAAGCTCGACCACAGCGGCGGCGCGGGCGACATCGTCGGCTACATCGACACGCTGCGCATCGAGGGCGAGAAGCTCCTCGGCGATTTGCACTTGCTCGAATCCTCGGTGCACCGCGCTTACATTTTGGAGATTGCCGAGCGGATTCCCGACACGTTCGGGCTCTCGATTGCGTTCTCGGGTCCGTCGGAAAAAAGCACGGACAAGCTCACGACTTTGCAGAGGTGTTCTGAAATCTACTCGGTCGATCTCGTCAGCGAACCCGCTGCGAACCCGAATGGATTTTTTGCGCGCAAGCTGGAGCAACTCCAGACCGCGCCAGAATCAAAAGCAAAAATTGAAACGATGAATGACGACATGAAGGAAGCCATCCAAGGCATGATCCAGTCTGCCATGATGGGCATGAACGAAAAAGTCGCGAAGCTCGAAGCAGCTCTCGCTCCGAAAGAAGACAAGCCTGCCGCCATGAGCGCGCAGAACGAAGTCGTGCAGCTCGCCGCGAACACCGCTGCGCTCGCCGCCGTCAAAGAATTTGCCAAGTCATTCGGTGCGCCCGCCGCCCCGATCGCCTCGGCCGAAGCTCCTAAACCAGTCGCGCAAGCGCAGAAGTTCGAGGACATCGTCGCCGCCAAAGCCACTGAGCTCAAGGGCGACAAATCCTCGGCCATCACCTTCGCGATCAAAAACCATGCTGACCTTTACGCCGCCTACCGTGCGCGCGTGCAGAGCGGCGAACTCGTGAAACTCTAAAAATACTAACATGGCTACTTCATTCCAAAATGCGGGCACGTTCGTCGCAAACTCGGCTATCACCGCGTTTCGCCTCGTGTCCATTTCCAGCAATCGCGGCGTCGGTCTTGCCGCCACCGCTTCGCTCCCTGACGGCGTCGCTTTGATCGACGCTGCCTCGGGCGATCAAATCAGCGTCCAGTTCCTCGGTGGCACCACCATCAAGGCCACTCTGCTCGCTGGTCCGGTTACGGTGGGGGATACTCTCTATTCAACTGCCAACGGGACCGTGGCGATCACAGGCAGCGTAACGGTGGGAAAATCGCTCACCACCGCGTCAGACGCCTCGGCAATCATCGAGATCCTGCCGAAGAACTTCTAAAGAAAAGTCGTATTCAATAATTTAATACAAATCTAATAAAATGTATACCAATTCAGCAGCCATTTTTCGCGGCGACATCGCCGGTGTAGTCGAGCAGGCAAAAGACTTCGAGGCCGGACTCATCGGCACCGCCGTCATGCCCATCCTCGACGTGCCCGTGCGCGCCGGCCAATACCCATCCTTCGTTCTCAAAGAGGGCCAGCTCCTCAAGAGTGACGTAAAGAACCGCGCCGCTTACAGCGCATACCCGCGCGGAACGCGTGCGTTTAATCAAGACACCTTTACGTGTTTGGAATTTGGATACGAGGAGGCCGTTGACGATACCGTCACGCTTGACGTCGCCCGATTCTTCGACGCCGAAGTCATCGCCGCGAAGCTAGCCAAACGGAAATTGCTCCTCGCGCACGAACTGCGCGTAGCTGCAAAACTGTTTGATAATACGGTCTTTACGGCGACGAACAGCGGGACCGCCTTTACGACCGCCAATCTGGCGACGTTCGATGCTGCTCAGGACGTGCAAGAGGCCATTGACCGTCTTCTCGCAAAGGGCGAGAGCGTCACGAACCTGTCTGTTATCGTACCGTATCCCGTGTGGACACGAATCCGCGCAAGTACCAAGTTTCAAAATCGTTTACGGGGCGCGGGAATTTCGTCCGACACCATCCTCAACGCCTCGACGCAAGCCGCCGCTGAGGTCTTTGGAGTCGCTGAGGTTTTGATCGGTCGCGCCAGCTACGACACCGCCCCCGAGGGCGTCGCGTTCGCAGCCGGTAATGTCTGGGCCAATACCTTCATCTGGGTCGGCTCGGTCACGCAGGCGTCTGCCGGTTTCTTCGGAGGCGGCGCAGGCTTTACCTTGAACTGGTCCGAGTATGGCCCTGCAATCGGCGTCTCGACCTATCGCGAAGAGGCGATCAAATCGAACATCGTGCGCGCGTCGCAATACACCGCCGAGAAGGTGGTCAATGCGAACGCGGGTCAGCTCATCACCACTCAGTATTCCTAATCTGAATACGTCTGAGTTTACAGCCCCACGCCTCACCGCGTGGGGCTTTTTGTTTTGACGCTGCGGCGCGATTTGCCACACCGGAGGCAACACACAACATGACAATTTCCCTCTGCGTGATTGCCGGTAACGAGACCGCGCACATCAAGACCATGCTCGATTCGTTCGTCGGCATCATCGACGAACTCTCACTGGTGCGGGCCATCGGCTCGCAGGAGCCGGACGACACCGAACAGCTCGCGCGCGACTGGTGCGAGCGCAACGCGGTCCCGATTGTCTTCTCTGACTATCGAAACGGGGCCACTGCGCAGGCGTGGCGGCACGTCGATTCGTTCGCGAGGGCGCGGAACCAAGCCTTCGCCCAAGGCACCGGCGATTGGCTTCTATGGGCCGACTGCGACGACGTGCTGACCGACGCGACGGATCTCCGTGAAAGGCTCAAGGAGCTCACGGAGGACGTGCTGATGCTCCGATGCCCTTACGACGTGCGCGGCACCGGCAAGAAGCTCCAACGCGAGCGCATCATCCGCCGCACAGCGTTCGCCTCGGGGCGCGTCTGGCACCACGACGTGCACGAAAACCTGCTCTTGCTGCCGAACGATCTCCACAACG